TAAACTCTGCGCTGAAATTTCTTTTTTTCATTATGGCACCTGTGTTGTTCTGAGGTGAGCATATCACCTCTGTTCAGGTGGCCGAATTCAGTGTGCCACTACAAACAAACAGAGGGGTGTGTATGTCAGATAAAAAAACGGCGCCACTACTGCTTAACGTAGACGCCAGCGAGGTGCTTACTCAGACTGGGGAGCTTTTAAAGCTACTTGAACTTCCAGCCAGTTCCTTTGAGGGAATTCCTGAGCATGTCGTCGATCTGTTTTTTGACCGTGTCCGTGGCCTGATTGACAACATCGTCCTTAGTGATTTCGCGACCACAGTCAGCACAACTGACGCCGGTGAAATTTGTCTCAAAGTCAAAATCATCGGGCTGGTTGAACATCTCGCTTCCGCAGTCAGGGCACACGGTCCGCATGGTTTGCATGAATATATCCTTTCTACTGTTGGGGAGATTAAAGAGTAAGCGATTTCTTGCTGTTGGGGAATAGCTGGAAAGCGCGCGCCGGGCGCGGATAAATACCCCGGCAATGATTGGGAATGTTTTGTAGTGGGGTGTGGCTGGGCCTGCATGGACTGATCACCCATGAAAACTTCGGTTCGAATCCGGAGCACTCCACCACAAAGCATTTCTCCCGCATCAGCGGGTAACGACAGAGGGCAAGGGTATGGCGGCTTACAAATTTTTCATGTTCGACCCAGATAACGGATTCGAAACGTATAAGACAGCCGAAGAGGCGAAGGCAGCGGCTGATGAGGCCATCGACTACTACCGTGGAGATGCGGGTGACGGGTGGCCGGAAGAAGTGGAGCAGGTTTGCTGGGGTGAAATTAAGCAGGATGCGCAGCAGGTAGGGCTGCGCCCCCGAGATGAAGAGGACAAGAATGGTTGCGAAATGATTTGCGACTACCAACTGACAGACATGTAACCCGCTCCGGCGGGTTTTTTATTGGTTATACCTCAGCTCATTCCAACGAGTGAGCGTGAGTTATGACAACTGGCGGCCATCCACCGCCCATTAGCGCTGAAGTCTTGTATTAACCGTTCCGTTCGCCGCGATAAGGCCAAGAGGATTTATGGGTAAGAAAAACGACGGTGGCTACGCTTTCCCTATGGAGGCGACAGATGCCACAGCTTGGAGGGATTGCAATCAGGGAATGACGTTGCGCGACTACTTCGCGGCCAAGGCTATGCAGGGTCGATTAGCGAATCCTGACTGGTTGTGTAGCGATGACCGCACAGCAACCGAAGCGTACCAGATAGCTGACGCAATGCTTCGCGCCCGGGAGGCATCATGACAGTCATCCACAACGGCAAGCATTACACCGCAAAAAAGCTCAACGATAACGAGTGGCAACTGACGTCGCTATCGGCACCGCGCGACAAGCTGACGCTTAACCGCTGGCAGATGCATATCGCTGGACTCCTGGAACAGGTTGAGGTGAAGGCATGATCAACCATTACGGCACCACCCCACTCATTCGCCAGTGCGTCACGCCCGGCATGATGGCTTTGCATGAAGGTCGCACCTATCGCGTCTCAGCAGTCATTCAGGAGCGCAAATGGGTATACCTGCACACCGATGCAGAAATCATCCGCCTCAGTGACTGCGTGATTGACGTCCTTCTGGACGGTTACGGCAACCCTATCCAGCACTAACCACCCTATTCACCCGATCGGCCTGGCTCAATGCGGGCTGGATCTGCACATCCAAATTTCAGGAGTTCAGCCATGAATATTACATGCGAGTGCGTTGATATGCGCACGTCCGTCGGGCCACACAACACCATCAAAGTTGAGATGGAAGGCGTTATCCTGGCCGGCACAGTTAAAACCCGTGACGTACTACCCCAGCTCGATGGCGCAGAAGTCATCGAGTGGCTGGCTGAGCAGGGTTACATCATCACTCATCAGGAGCGCGCAGCATGACGGCCGCAGAACGGTGGGATGAAGAGTCATTCCTGCGCCTTATGCACGACGTGATATCGGAAAAGCCGGAGAACGACAACGAGCCAGTCAACCTGGCCGCCGAGCGGCAGAACCCGATCATTAGTTGGGATGAATTTGCGGGGAACTACACATGACAGATAAAAAAGTATACGCCGCCATTAGCGGCGTTGCTTCAGCGCTTGCTGAGAAGGGTATCAGCAAAGAAAGGAAGCAAGGGAGTCAGGTCAATTACGCGTTTCGTGGTATCGACGACATTTACAACGCGCTGGCCCCGGAGTTGGTCAAAAACAAACTCCTGATCCTACCCCGATACACCGAACGCACCAGCGTCGAGCGAACCAGCAAAAATGGCGGTGCGCTGTTCTACATCACGGTTCGTGGCGACTTCGATTTCGTCAGCACCGAAGACGGAAGCATCCACACCGTCACCACCTATGGTGAAGCGATGGATAGCGGCGACAAGGCCACAAACAAGGCCATGTCGATAGCATACAAATACGCGGCTTTTCAGGCGTTTTGCATCCCAACTGAGGAAACTGCAATCGACGCGGATGCCGAAACCCATCAGGTGCAACCGGCAGATGCCGATCAAATTCTCGCTGAATTTACTCAGTACGCCAGTACTGAAAACGACAGCAAAAAATTGCAGGCGCAATACGCGACAACATGGTCACGTCTGAATGGTTTTTCTGAGCACCAGGCTAAATGCAAAGACGTCACCGGAATTCGATTAAAAGAACTCAAACAGGCGGCTTAAATGGCTATTAACACAATCACAGTTTCAGGAAATGTCGGTAGAGACGCGGTACTGCGCGTCACGCCAAACGGGAAACACATCGCCTCGTTTTCACTCCCGGCAAAATCTGGGTTTGGCGAGAATGAGAAGACATCATGGCTGAATTGCAAGATGTTCGGGGCAATGGCCGAGAAGCTGTATGGCGCGATTGTTAAGGGAGCAAAGGTTGCTGTTACTGGCGAGTTTGTAATTGAAGAGTGGACTAAGCAGGACGGTTCGCAGGTGCAGACACCGACAATCCTGGTACGGGATATCGATCTCCCACCACGCGGCACGCCTGGAAATGATAACCCCCATCAACAGGCATCATCGCATCCACAAAACCAACAGCGACAACGCTCACCGGCACAACAACATCAACCAAGCGAACCGCCAATGGACTTCGACGACGACATCCCTTTTTAAAATCGGCAGCGAGGATGGTTATTGTTGTAACCACCTCAGAGCGAGATGAGGCGACAGGTCAGAATCGGCTAATCGTATCTTATGGAGTTGAGGAGGAAACCGGAAAGAAGGTGATCCTCCCGCCAGAGCACCCATCAGACATCGGAGCGCAGTTCAATACTGACCTGCAATCCTGGGTTATCCAACCTTAAATTCAGGAAACAAACATGCAATCACCTCCTCAAGGGGCGGGATACTTTCGTGCGCCCAAAAAACTGGAAACAAAGGAGCAAGTAATCGCTCGGGTCTGCGCTTACCTTGAGGAGAGTCTAGGTAAGAAGCGGGTTGAGAACCGGACGCCAGAAGAGATTCAGCAGGCGGAGGATGATTACTGGACCGAGAAGCTTCTACGTCGCTACGAAGCCAAGCTATGGCACGATAACTTCATGGCTTCTTTCCAGCCTCAATACGAAGCCTGTGGACCTAAACTCCCATCTCGCACTCGCTATGGGCAGATTGATTATTTCGGCCGCGGCGGCGCGGTAAGGAGTGAATGATGACTCACGCTCACGACGACATCAGGGTTGGCACACTGTGCCTTCCCTTCATTGGTAACGGCTGGCTAATGCCATGGGGTGAAGTTGTCAGTAATCCATTAAAGGCGCAGCGCCTCGCTGAGGAATATCGGGAAAGGCAGGAGGCGGCATGAGCAAAGTAGGCGATTATTTCTTTGAGTTCCCTGCGTCGCGCGGCATGCAGGGTAGCACGGCGACTTACATGATCACGGCGCCTGCCCGCGCGCTAACGCGCATACTTGCGTCCGACAATCACGGCAGCACGCTCGAGCGCTCTCAACGCGAAATTAACCAGGCGCGAGTGAAGAAGTTTTACCAGTACCTCGTCAATGCATACCAAAATAAAGAGCCCTTCATCATCCCGCCGCTGGTCGGCAACTGCGACGCGGATATTGAGTTTGAAGAGTTCGGCAATACGAATGTGGGCGTGGCACGCTTCCCTATGGATGCGGTGATCAAGCTGTTCGACGGCCAGCACCGCGCCGCCGGGTTAGCTGAGTTCTGCCGGACTTACGGAGAGCCAATCAGCATCCCGCTGATGCTGACCCATAATCTCCCGCTGAAGGCACGCCAGCAGTTCTTCTCCGATATCAATAACAACGTCTCGAAACCTTCCGCTGCGATCAACATGGCCTATGACGGGCGTAATGAAGTTGCACAGGGGATGGTGACGTTCCTGTCTCAGCACGACACCTTCGCAGAGGTGACAGACTTCGAGCACAACGTCGTTCCAGCGAAAAGTAAGCTGTGGGTGAGCTTCAAAGCGCTGAGCGACGCGACGGCGAAGTTTGCCAACGCGGGCAGTAAGCCGCTGGAAATGGGCGACATCGAATCCATCTGGGAGGCCTGGTTGGCCCTGACGCAGATCGAAGCGATTCGCCACGGCACCAGCCAGGCAGACTACAAGCGTGACTACATTCAGTTCCACGCGGTGATGATCAATGCCTTCGGCTACGCCGTTCAGCGGCTGATGACTGACCACTCAATAGTCGATATCGTCCAGATGATTGAGGATCTGGCAAGCAATTCAGGCTCCTCTGAGATGGAAGACTTCTTCCTGATCTCGCGATGGGGTGGCGTATGCGTCAATGGCGAAAAAGACCGGCCAACGATCATTGCCTCCGTTCCTGCGCAGAAGTCAGCTGCTGAGCGGCTCGTCAAAGTTATCCAGGAGAAAAACCTCGGGGAATAGTTATGACAATGCAGATGCACTCAATGCCCTGGCCTGAATCACAGGCCATTTTTTTGTCCAAAACTTATCTGTACATGGACATGGATGAACTGTGCGCAACATTACAGCGCACCAAATCGTCTATCCAGATGAAGGCCAGCAGCATGGGTCTTTACCGCTGTGGAAAATTAACAATCGACGATCTGCGGCTGATTGAAGCCCTGCTTGATGCCGGGCTTGAGCATGCGGTTATCGCCAGAAAGTTCGAACTCACCGAGCCTCAGCTAATGAGGATTCTGGAAACAGGATCCTTTCATTGCGATATCTGCGCCACGTTCTCCGCGTCTATGCGTTCCTCTTACTGGAAATTCGACGGAGAGCCGCAAAGGACTTATAGCTGCTGTCCGGCGTGTTGCCGCGCGATGGTTGAAAGCTTTAACGCAGGACACGATGGGCCGTTGCTGGCGCGCAGAAGGGAGGCGGCATGACAGCGAAATACTCACTTCTGTATGTCGATCCGCCTTGGTCCTACGGCAACACCATCAGTAACGGGGCCGCCGCCGACCACTATTCAACCATGAAGCTCATCGACATCAAGCGCCTCCCTGTGTGGTATCTGGCTGCCGAAAACGCGGTGCTGGCGATGTGGTACACCGGTACGCACAACCAGGAGGCTATCGAACTGGCCGAGGCCTGGGCCTTTACCGTTCGCACGATGAAAGGGTTTACCTGGGTGAAGCTGAATCAGAACGCCGAGCTGCGCATCAACAAGGTACTGGCTGAGGGTGAAGTCACCGACTTTTACGACTTCCTCGATTTGCTTAACGCCGAGACGCGCATGAACGGCGGCAACCACACCCGGGCCAATACTGAAGACCTGCTGATTGCCACCCGCGGCGCCGGGCTGGCGCGAAAGCACGCCGGAATTAAGCAGGTGGTATATAGCCCGCTCGGCCCGCACAGCGAAAAGCCGTGGGAAGTGCGCAACCGGCTGGAGCTGCTTTACGGCGATGTGCCGCGCATTGAGTTATTTAGCCGCTACGCGGCGCCGGGCTGGGATCACTGGGGAAATCAGTGCGACACCGCCGCGGTAGAACTGCTGCCCGGCTGCGCCATCCAAGTCGTGAAAATGGAGGCCGCATGACGCCAGCAAATGAAAACGCCATCCGCGCCGCCTGCCGCCGCTGCACCGAGGAAATCCAGCAGGCAATGCGCAAGAAGCCAAAACCAAACTGGAACGATACAGTCCCTCCCATCATCAACAAGCATCACAAGAAAATAGAAGCTCTGGGAGTTAGCCTCCTGGAGTTCGTCGTATACACATGTCGGCTTAATCGCCGCTTCGGAGTTGAATCGTGAGTGAAGAAATTAAGCCCTGCCCTTTCTGCGGGTGCAAAGCTGAGTGGATGAGTAATCAATTTAACGGGATTGATTTCTGTGGTTATCAAATAGCTTGCACGAGCCCTTCATGCCAAGCGACCGGTCGATTTTCAGGCCAAAGGCAAAAGGCTCTTGCAGCCTGGAACAACCGGCATGGAGAAAAGTCATGACATCGCAAAACACCAGGTCGCTAAAGCGGCCTTTTTTATTGCTGGCGTTCATCTACAACCGAATTAACCGACAGTTCCGGGAGAATTGACCATGGCAGACATCATCGATACCGCAGCAGAGATTGAAGAGCTTCAGCGTAACGCTGCCCTATCCGCTCACCGCATCGACCACAAAGCCGTATCAGCCGAGAACATTGCGCGGAGTGCGGCGAGGACATCCCAGCGCCGCGGCGGGCTGCCGTTCCCGGATGCCAGATGTGTGCGGAATGCCAGGAAAGAAAAGAACATGCGCTTAAACATATTCGATGATCAAGTTAAGATGATTACAGTTTTAATGATTTAAGGGTATTAAATGACCGCCATGTCTGTTCAAACATCGCTTGATTTAACTGATGTTCTATCAAAATTTGTTGTTCCATTACTTGTAGCTGCGCTAGCCGCATATTTCTCTACCAAGTTTGCTTTGAATAAGTTCTACAAAGAGAAGTGGTGGGAAAAGAGATTGGAAGCGTTCACAGAAATCATCAATATTGCTTATCGGATTAAGATGAGCAATGACTACTTCCTCCGTTGCGAATATGCTCAAATGGAACCTGGTGAGTCTCGGTTCAAACCACATCCAAAAGAGATCGAAGAAAAGTTAAGAACTGAATATTGGCTTGATCTTCAAGAGCTTGAAAGAATAGCCCAGTTAGCTGACTTCACATTAACTACCAAAGTCAAAAGCTTGCTCGACGTCTATGTTAATGCCAGAAAGAAAATGATGGATGATTGGTATGAGGATGCTATTGAAAGCTATGAAGCGTCAGAAAAAGACCTCAAACTCTCTGAAAAACTGCTCAGTAATTTAGTCGCAGAAGCTAAGCGAGAATTAAAAATTAACTAAGCGCCAAATTAAAATCTCTCATCATTAAACCCGCCTCGGCGGGTTTATTTTTGCCTGATTTCGATTAATCAACAAATCAACGCGGCCTCGCTTATAATGCCTGGCGGCTAAGGAGTTCTCATGACTAAGCTTCTGAACTTGCAGGAATGGGCTACTGAGGTCTACACGACTCCACCTTCCCTTTCTACTCTGCGTCGATGGACGCGGGAGGGGCGAATTTATCCCGCGCCGGAGCTGCACGGAAAGGAATATAAGGTTCAGCCTGACGCTATCTACGTGGACCCGCGCAAGAAGAATCTGCGCGCTAAACCGAAACACACCAAACTGCCGTCCGGCGGCACCTTACTGGAGAGACTGACTCATGGCGAAAAGGCCAGTACGTTACGACGCTAACCTGCCCCGTAACCTGACCTATCGTAAAAGAGACAGACTTTACAGCTGGCGCAATCCGGTGACCGGGCAGGAGATATCTCTTGGCCGGATTGATCGCAAGGACGCTGTTGCCCAGGCCATTGAGGCCAACAACTACATCGACCAGAATTACCTCCCCTCTTCTCTCCTGGATCGCATAAAAGACGTGCCCACCTTCACAGTGGCTGCATGGCTGGAGCGTTACGAGGTAATTCTCGAGCGTCGCGAGCTGAAACCAAACACGATGAAGGTCAGGCGAAACCAGATCGCCACCATAAAGGAAGAGTTCGGCAAAATCCCCCTTTCATCTGTCACGACAAAGGACATCGCCTCATTTCTTGAATCGTACATTCTCTGCGATAAAAAGAGCATGGCTTCCGGGCTGCGGTCTGTTCTGATGGACATATTCAGGGAGGCGATCGTAGAAGGACATGTCGACAGGAACCCGGCAGAACCGACACGAACGCCGACACCGAAAGTTAAGCGAGAACGCTTGCTGCTCGAACAATTCACGGTCATCCGCCAGGCAGCGTTAACTCATTCTGAATGGGCGCCAAACGCATGCGATCTGGCACTGGTCACCGGCCAGCGGCGGGAAGATATCTCACTGTTCAGGTTCAGTGACATTAAAGATGGGAGGCTTTTCGTTACGCAGGAGAAAACAGGTCACAAACTGGCACTTCCCCTTGATTTGAGGCTGGACGTCGCCGGGCTTGTGTTGCAGGATGTCATTGATCGATGCCGGGTGAACAACCCTTCCGACTTCATGCTTTACTCTCCGGTCCGCCGCGGGGGAAGAAAGCCGGGGCCGCTAACTCCTGACGGACTCACCCAGGCCTTTGCAGAGATAAGGGATTCGACCGAGTTAAAATTCGGACCTAACCCACCTCCTTTCCATGAGATCAGAAGTCTGGCGAGCAGGCTCTATGAAAAGGAGCGCGGGGAGGAATTTGCTCAGCGCTTACTCGGCCACAAAAATTTAACAATGACCAAAAAATACCTGGACGCACGTGGTGCAGAGTATGTTATGGTTTAGACAGGATATGGAATATTCGAGTAATTTTCGGGGGATTTCGTGTTAATACCGAAAAAACCTTTGAAAAACAAATAGATAAAAAGAGACCGAATACGATTCCTGTATTCGGTCCAGGGAAATGGCTCTTGGGAGAGAGCCGTGCGCTAAAAGTT